GAGTATTTCGGTTTCGCCAAAACGTGTATATGGTTCTTCCGAGCTAAAACTCAGTATTACCGTCCTTTTTTCTTCATTAATTTCACGAAGCTTAAACGGCAATGAGCGTGTGCCGATTGCTTTATTTCTTTTGTCCATATAAAATACCTCCTACATCAATGCCGACATTTTTGCCGTATTTGTTGATTTCTGCAATTTCCTCAAGCGTTTCCTTCCAATCCTTGCCCTTCTCAGCGCAAAGCTCGGCAAAGGTTTTTTGCATCGTAGAAAGTGCAATTTTATCTGCGTTTGCTTCCTTGAGTGGGTCAATCCATTTCTTTGGCGATTTAACCCATTCGTGTTTAAAATATTTGCTTTTGTTGCTCCAAAAATCAGGAATAACTACAGCGCCGCACAAAACGCAGGAAATAACAAATGTTTCGTATATTTCGTCCATAGCGTTGTTAAGCTGCTCTATTTCTTCGCCGTAAGTTTCTTCGTCCTCAATTATTCCTTGACGTGCTGATGAGTAATTAGATTCGCTCATATCACGAGAGGTCGCTTCGTAGCTTAAGCCTTGACCTGATGCAATTAATCTTTGCTGAATTTTGATAAATTGAGCAGAGTCGGACGATTGTCCGCTCGGATTGACTACCTGAATTTCGTCGCCTGCATTAAGCTCGGTTATCATACCGGGCGCAAGCGTTTTTTCGTTATAATTTGTAAGATTTCCGCCGTTAGTTCCTGCTCTGCCTAAGCCTGTCCCGGCAGTCGGCATTACTCTTTTCACAAAAACGGACAAACAGGCTGCTATTCTCTCTTTGACCGAAACAGCAGTCATAAATTCGGTGATATCACGCACTCTTGTAACGGACGGTGTAAGGTCGGAAATTTCTCGAATTTGTGTAGGTCGGTTTTTGGTAAAATAGAAAATCACATTTTTAGCTTCAACATATTTTGAAGGCAAAAGTGTAAAACCGTCGGGAGCAAATTGTTTAAACCAATAGCCTACCGGCTTGCTGAATTCATCAAATTCAATACCGTCTACTACTCTGTTGTTTTTGGAATGAGCCGCTTTTTGCGTTAAATCAAGCGAGTCTACCTCCATAATCTGAAGCTTAAAGGGGAGTAATCCGCCCTTCGAAAAAACCTTTACAAATAAAATACCGCCGTCAACCTTTTTTCTGACAGCAGCCATTCTTAATATTTCGGTGAAGCTCTGTGTGCCTGTAATATCGCAGTTTTTTGCTTTACACCATTCTTCCCAAAGCTCATTGAGTTCTTTGCAAAGTTCTTGATTTTCGGGTATTGTTATTTTCAGTTTAAAGCCTGAGCCAACAACATTACGCTTGAAAGCCTTAATGACACCGTTCATAACATCTGAATTTCTTTCGAGGTCTCTTGCCCTTGCTCTGACAACATCACGGTCCATTCGGTCGGTTATTTGCGCATTTTGGTTAATCGCTCGCCAATTACTACGGTGGTAACTGCCGGCATCGTAGTTACTTCGTATTTCGTCAATAGCGCCACGATATGAGAGTCTCGCATAACCTCGTTGCGGACTAAAGAAAGAAATCACTTTATCTACAACATTTTCCACATAATCACCTTCCTTCAAATAGTGCAACATACGTATTATCAAAAAACGGACTTTCACCCGATTGATTAACTCTTGACTCCAACTCTTTTTTGAGGGCAACAAGGTCGGTTAAATTTGCTCTTGTAAGCGACCTGCTGCCTATTTTGTAACTTTGACCGCCAACGGCAATAGCCTTAATAGCATCGTTAATATATCGTAGCATTTGTTCATCGGAAATACTGTTTTCCTCAAACACTTCTTTTATTTCACTCATTTGTTAGCCACCCTTCATTTACATTTATCCAATTATCTTCATTATTGCTTTGCGGCGCAGGCTTTGTTTCTTGCGGCATTTCCAAAGTGTCAAGGTGTAAAGTTCTTACTCCCTTAATATCTGCCGCCGCCATTGCATATTTCTCACAGTCGCCGTAATGGTTGTCAGCGTGAGACTTTTTCAACTCCCACTGTTCTGTAACTCTGCCGCCTGCGGTTTTAACCTTGATTTTATGCTCGGCCGTGACTTGTTCGGCATAGTTGCGGTCGCAGTTTTTATATACCATCCACGAGCCTCGACCGTTAGGCTTATTCATTCGTGAATATATCATATCCATATATTTTCCGCCGTCTACAATAACGAGCTGCATACCGTTTGCCATACTTGTTGAACGATTAATTTTGCTAATCTTAAAGTGCGACATAAGCGGATGCGATGAACCTTTCACCGGGTACGCCCAATCTGAATTGCAGGCACAGAAATCATATACTGCATCGGTGTTATCGCCAGAGTCAATCAGCGCTATTTGGACGATTCGCCGCTCACCCGATTCTGTTAGATATTCACGATTCATTATTTCCTCTAAGTCATTGAAACTCAAAACTTGACCGTGAGCTATGTTTTGCGAGGTAATATAGTCGCCAAAGGCTCGAATAGTCCAATACAACGAGCTTTCCTGCACGTCAACGCCGGCGGTGAGGAGCTTGCACCAATCAGGAACGATATATTCTTCAAGGTCTGTTTGTCTTTCAAGAACCAAATCGGCATTACTTTTAACCTTTGTGTCTTCCCACGGTTCGGCAAGCCAAGAGTTAACAAAGTTTTGGAAAGCTTCACTATCATCTTTGCTAAGCAAAAACTCTTTTGCTATTTCCGAAAAGCGGACAAAAGGCGAATAAAGAGTGTTCATCCAAAACGCAATATTTTTTGGAAATTTCGTCTTCTTTTCGATTGCTTTCCATTTGCCGGCTCTAAGCATTTGTTGTTTATGCGCATCGGTTATAACAGCTCCGCACTCTTGACAAACATAAAACGCACGTTCGGCTCTGTCTACAAGCGGAATGCTTTTATCATCGCTCCATTTTATTTGGCTGAATTTCAGCTCAATTAATTTGCCGCAATGAGGGCAGGGGACGAAATAGTGCCTTTCCTCGTCAGCCTTTTCGAGTTCTTGCCAAATATGCCCGGTCTTTAATGTTGGTGTTGAAGTCACAAAAATTTTTCTGTCGGGAAAAGTCTTTGTTCGCTCGGTTGCAAGCTTAATCGGGTCTGCTTCTTTTTTGGCTTTCGCCGGATATTTGTCGACCTCGTCAAGAAAAAGAAACTTGATAGGCTTTGAGGATATGCCGGTCGGTGAATTTGCCCCTGTTAGTGATAAATACATATTATCAAATTGCAATTCGAGCAATTCAGAATCATTATCTTTAAAATGTTTTTCGAGTTGAGGCGAAATTCTAAGCATTGGTTGTAATCTGTTTTCAGAAACAGAACGCGCCAAATCCTCGGTTGGATAAACAATCATTGACGGTGCGGCATTTTGCGCAACAACATAGCCTATCATATTATGTAATGCTTCAGTACCGCCGACCTGTGTAGGTTTGACGAAAATAATCTTTTCCGTAGTCGGTACGTTGAATTCATTCATAATTCCTATAAGATAAGGGGTTATCGAATTGTGCCACGGTCCGGGCATTGCCGCCGTCTTTGAATCAAGCACTCTATATTTTTCCGCCCACTGCGAAACGGCTAATTCCTCAGGCGGTAGAAGCTCTTCAAGGCATTCTTTTATATATGATGATGTTTTATATTTTGAAATTTGTCTTTTTCTCATTTGTTATCCGAATATGATGCAACGACAAAACTTGTCAGTTGGTTCTTAATATCCTTATCAATTTCAGCTTCTATGGTACGAATTTGCAAAGGGTCAATATATCCGTTAAGCTGAGCAGCTATTCTCGGTGAAATACCGAGGGCAAACTTTTTAAACACATTAAAAAAACGGTGATAATCTTGTTCAACATTTGTCTTGTCAAGATATTCACCGTCTGCTATTTTTGCTTTGATTTTGTGTAGCTCAATTTGACTGTTTTTAAGTTCAATATCGCTTTTAAGTTTTGCTTTTTGCAATTCAAGCATATCTTCGCTCTTCTTTCCACTTTTGGAAACCGTTTCTCGAAGATATGTAACATAATTTCGCACCGTTGAAGTCAACTCATATTGATTGCCGTCGGCTGTTTTAGTTGCTGTAATTATACCGTCTTTGGTAAGCTGTTGAATTCTGCGCTTAGTCAGTCCGAGAAGGTCGGCAATTTCTTCGGTGGTTTTGTAGCCTTGCTTTTTTCGTGCCACGAAATTGCCTCCTTAATTTTGATTATTTATTTTGTTAGCTTGGCTTGTTAAATTTAAAGTCTTTTATTTAGCATTTTTATCTTAGAATTTACTAATACGAAGCGAAATGCATTTTTCATAAAAATTTCAAATCCGTTTTTTCTTCGCGCCTTCCTCGCCCCGCATACCCCACCGCCATAGGAAGTACCTACAGCACATAAAAGGTGAGGCTGCGGATTGAATAGCAGTATCGACGGCTCTGTATTATAATTCCTACTCGGTTAGAGTAGCCGTCATACTGCCTTATGCATACAAGCGTGGTGCAGCTCGAGGTATAACCTTGCTTGTAATAAACATAAAGACCGTTGCTTAACACAACGGTCCTTCAAAGGAGAAAGAAGCTTATCTACTCAATAAGCTACAATATAACTTTAGCACATATATATCTACATTTGTCTACAGACTTTCAGAAATATAATCGTCAATGATTTTTCCGAGGTTGTTTATAATAGCTGCTACTCGTTCAAAAGGTATATGTTCTTCCTCAAGTAATCTGATTAAGCTTTTTAAATATTTCTTTTGGCAATCAGGATAAGTGTTGTCCTCTGTGATTGACTTAATCATCCTGTCATATTTTACAACGTCAGCGATTTTCTGATATACCGTTTCATTAAATGAATTAATAATTAGTTGATACAATCTATTTTCCATTTTTCAACTTAGAATATTCATTAATGTAATCTGTAAACATTTTGCAAAGCGGTTCAAATATGCTTGTTGCTGTTGAGGAAGGTATATCGTTATTTCGCATTATGTTGGTATAATTAATAAGAGTTGTGCCGAACAGACTTGTTAATTCATCATCTGATTTTTGCATCTGCTTATAATTTAAAATTAAATTTTCATATCCTTTTTGAGAAGCGGTATATGCCATTTTTGAAAAGCCTTTTTTAATTTTCATTCTCAGTCACCTTTGCAATAATATCCCTTGTTTCAATTATCGAATATTTTTCTTTGTCGGCAGCGATTTCTGTACCGGCATAATGCTGTGCAATTATTCTGTCTCCGACGTTAAAACCGTCAGCATTAGCTTCGTCGCTTACTGCTGCTATCGTAAATATCTCAGGCTTTTCCTGCGCCGATGCAACAAGGAGTATGCCTGCTGCTGTTTTGTCTTTCTGTGAATCGGGTATTGCTATAACCCTTTTACCTATTGGTTTAATTTTCATTTTGTTTTACCTCATAATATTTATTGATTATTTCCATAGCATTATTATCGTCAATTAACATTCCTATTGCATCAGCCAAATGGGTATCGACAGAGCTTAGGCTTGCCCAATACATTTTCTTACAGATTTCCTTGCCTGATAAGCCGTCAATGTATTTATATTCCATAACAAGGCGCTTAACAGATTCCTCGGGTAAGTGATTTATTACGGCGATAATATCTGCTAAAGACTTATATTTTTCTGCTCGTTGTGCTTCGATATTTTCGATAATATCTTCTTTGCGAAACAAATATGCCGCCGAGCCTTGACTGATAGATGAAGATTTGGGAGTTGATGAGTATGTAACACCGTTAAGCGGCTCTTTTTCGTCTTCCTTTAAATTATTCAATCTTTCGGTAAGCTGCTGTATTCTGCGTTTTGAAATCACGTATCTCGACAAATAGTTTCGCACTCTTTGCCGTTTTGCCTTTTCCTCGATGCTATACATCTCATTACTCCTTTTCTTTTACATTGATTCTTTGAAATAAAATGCTTTGGTTTTCAGATGCTTTATCATTCCAAGCTTTAATGTTTTATCATCCCAATCGCATACCGTAACGCCTCGCCGGGTAAGTTCTTGAAGAATGTTATTCATTCCGCCGACGAGTTCTTCAACGGATGCGCCGGCAAGTTCGTTTACAGCCTGTTTATTTTTCCTTTTTTGAAATTGATTTTTTCTCTTTGACATATTTAATCTCCTTTTTGCAAAAATCATATTTATATAGCAAATCATTATACCTTGCCTGAAGCTGGACTATTTTTTCAATATATCTTTTCATTTTTTGCATCAACTTACAATTATCTTTAAGTCGGCACTGATTGCATACTGCTATGGTAATATCGCAAGTGCTGTTTATCTTTTTACCGATTTTTTCACCTTTGCGGGAATAAAGAAAAAAGCAGGTATGATAATATGCAAAAGCGAGACTGTAAAAGAAAAGTTTTATGTAAAGATTAATCATCTTTTACCTCCTTGATTCCAAAAACCACATATCCGTCTTTAAGACCCCAACCGTTAAGAACATAAGTTATTTCATATACTTTGTAGGTTATAGGGTGCTTTATGAATGGGTCGCTTGGCTCATAAGGTTGAAAAACAACCCTGTCACCTTTTTGATAACCTCGGTCATTTTCTCGAATTTCAAATCTCTTATCTCCTGATAAAACATCATCACAAAAATTTAAAAGAAGTTTGATTTTATGTGTTTTCATTTTTCATCACCTCTGACACTCTTCTTTCCATTTGGAAACAATGCAATTATTGCATTGAAACTCATTACAGTAATCGCATATATTTATATCGTCATTAAATGCAGCGGCAAATATCCTTTTGAAATTTGGAATATCAATAGCTCTTTCGGGCGCTAACAATTCAAGAACCTTTTTCAAGTAACCTGTTGCGTTAAAATCACCGAAAATATCCGCTTTTCCAACCTGTTCCTTTGTTTCAGAATCAAGTACACCGACAATCTGTTTTTCTTGCTTGCGTTTTCGTGTTCATCATATCTTTTCTTTATAAATTCTTCGACTTTATCATAATTTCCTTGTATTAACTGATTTTCTAACCATTCACAACTATAACTTGGAATACCCATTCCATTAAATGAAAATTGCAAATTTTCAGCAATCAATTTCACAAAATATCTTGCTAATTCTTTAGTCATTTCCGTTCAACTCCTATCTTCATTTGTTCATAATCACTTTTAACTACTGTTCTCGGCTTATACTCTGCAAAATTTCCGTTTTCATCTTGCCTAAATATATCTGCGTTCAAAAATTCAAAATGTTTACATTTGTTAGGTCTTTTTGCTTTAGTTGCTTTGTAAAATCTACCTGCTCCGTCATCTCCACAGGGTGCTTTTGCCGTACAGATGAAATCGGTACACTCACCGTTATAATCAAGAGCGTTTGCACAGTATCGGCAATACTGATTTTTAGTTCGTTCCATTGTTAAGCTCCTTTAATCTTGCCTCTGCTTCCTCTGTGTTATATGAATTTTTACCGCAAATATCTATTAGCGGAGTACCCCATTTGTTCTTGTTGATATAAACAGCAGCATATCTTCCGTTGAATTTTTGAAGATATATATTGTCTGCAAACTTTCCATTAACAAGGTACTGTTCAATCATTGCGATAAAAGGCAGTTCAATAATGCGTGATTTGTCTTTGAAATGTAAACAATGTTTTTCAACATCATCACACTTCTTATACATAATAGATGATATACTTACTTTGCCTTTTATAAAAGGCAGAAAATCAATGCTGTTTATTCTTCTATGACATACATCATAATGATAACAATCTTTACAAGTCATTTTTTATCACCTCATTTCAGATATTCAGGTGTTTCAAAACTCATTTGCAATGGGTTATCACCAACCCACCACATCATTACATCTTCGGGAGTATTCCAACCTACCGAATTATCAAGCCCTGCTGCCTCTCTTGCTTTAAGCATTCGTCTGAACGCTCGCAAATAGTTATCTCGATACTTTGGGTAGCGTATAAAATCAGCTTTCATACCTTTACCGTTTTGCATAGGGCAACCGATACATCCAATACGCTTCATTCCGCATTGATATAAAGGATTTGACTTACATCCATAGTGATGCAGAAATTCCCACACATCTTTATCAGTCCAATCAATGATAGGATTGACAAGCGTTGAGGTTGTCCTATAGCACCGTTCAACCATTCGGCGACTTTCGTCATTATCAATATTAAGTATCAAACCGCCTTTTGGTACTTGCTCATATTCCGCTTGCAATTCTTCTGCAAGTGCGATTGTCGATTTAGGCTTGCCTATAATCTTTACAACGCCACCATTTTGCTTTCTGCTTGCGCTTTCCGCCCAACGAACACCGGTTACCTTAACTCGACCTTTTCCACCTTTTTCTTTCAGTTCATCACAACAATAACGGATTAACCTTGTAGGTGGAATTTTCTTTTTTTCAATTAACTGCCACATTGAGTATTGAGGAGTGACAACTTGAACATTCGGTATTGACTTGATATATCTGACTGTTTCAGGTGCGTCAACAGTTGTTAGATTGTGAACTATATCGTGCTTAACTCCTGCAAGGTCAGCAAGAATGCGAATGCAGTCGCTGTCTTTACCACCGCTGTAACACAAATAATACGGTTCGTCAGCAGGCTCAAACGCTTTTAAGCGTTCTATTGCCGTGTTTATTTTTGTTTGTAATTCGCTCATATCATCGCCTCATTTTTTATGAAAACAATCCATTGTGTGTTGCTTCTTTTGCCGCTTATATGCCCGAATAACGGCTTATATGGTGAAAGGTTGATTATCTCGTTTGTTTTAACGTCTGTTTCGCTCCACTTAAATATCAATACACCGTCCGGCTGAAGTATTCTGAAACATTCACTAAACCCTTGCTTAAGGTCATTTTTGTATGTTTCAGGATTCAGCTTTCCATATTTCCTTGCAAGCCAAGACTTTTCACCCACTTTAATTAAATGCGGTGGGTCAAAGACAACGAGCTTAAAAGAATTATCATCAAATGCCAACATATTTCTAAAGTCGGATATAAAATCAGGGCTAATTGTGAGGTTACGGCCGTCGCAAAGATTTTCATTAACAACACGATTATCGCAAAATGTGACTAAAGGATTATTTTTATCAAACCAAAACATTTTTGAGCCACAACATACGTCAATTATCGGTTTTATAATTTTCATCTAATCACCTCATTTAATTGAATTTTTCCACTCATTAAGTCAGGAAGCAAAGCGTCCCTTAATTCTGCTAAATACTGATTTTGCATTGTGTTCAATAATGCAACTTGATTTTTCCATACGGATAAAAATTGTATCAGTATTTCGGGCAAAATTTCTTTATCATTGCACTTAAAAACAAACTCGTTTTTGTTTTTCGTGAATTGTATGTAGTCTTCTACTTCAATGTCAATTCCTAAAGGCTTCATTTGCTCTTTTACTGATTTTGAGTTTTCCTTATTTTGTTTATATAAATCAACATCAAATCCTAACTGTTTGGCGATAGTTTCATTTATAACCAATTTACAAGAATTTTGCATACGGCTTATATAATTTATATTATCCGCTATTTGTTGAAAATCTCGGTGTTGGGTATCTGTGAAATCCTCAATATCAACCTCAAAATACATACTCGGTGCTAACATATACTTTTTTTCCGCAATTTGTTTATTTGTTTTAATTACAGAAAATTGCTTGATTTCCTGCTGATTTTCAATAACATCAAGTATCTTTTGTATGTTTTCATAACTTAAAACATTGTACTTCTTTTTATATGTTCTGTTAGTATGACTTTTACCGCCAAACTGTCCATTTTGCTCTCGTTCCTCTTTTACGCAATTCTCAACGCTGTGTATTAAGGTGACTTTTCCTTTGCTATTTTTGTTCTTATTAAGTACCATAATGCAAGTTGCTATATTAGTACATTCAAACATATTGTTTGGCAATGAAATAACGGTTTCAATTAAATCATTATCTATCAAATACTTTCGCACTTCGCTTTCTGTGCGTTGGCTTGCTATTCCGTTCGGCAAAATCAAAATTGCCTTGTTTGTTGCCCTGTGTAGGCAATGCAAAACAAAAGCATAGTTAGCGTTGCTTGCAGGCGGTATTACAGGAAAACGGTTATCCATTTCTAAGGGTGTCGGCGGTTGCCATTTAATATTATATGGAGGGTTACTGATTGATACATCAAGGGGAATATTTTCAATATCTTTGAGGGTATTAAGGTCTTGTACTTCTATGACTACGCTGTATTTTTGTCCACTCAATAATCTGTACGCCTTTATCTTCTCTTTGGTAAGCACATTACCATTGACTACAAAGCCGCTCGCATTATGCAAGCATAAATTAAATAATAGAAACGGTATAACATTTTCGTCGAGTTCTTCAACATAAACATTTTGTATCTGTTCGTGTTTCTTTAACATATCAATAGACAATGCACCGCTACCGCCGCAACAATCATAGAAGCAATTACAATTTCCTGCCAATGCAGAAACAAGGTTACAAAGGCTTTTCGGGGTATAGTCTTGTTTCTTATTTGTTCTGTCTGCTTCGTAATATTGCCATAAGGCTTGTAGCCAATCTTTTGTATCGTCCACGATTTTAAGGTACTTATTATAAAGGTCCTCATTATGATTTAACACGGTTTCCATTAGCACATTGCCAATGTCTTTAGTTTCCTTTACATTGCAAAGTTTCAACACCTTATTCTTAAATTCTAATAACTCCATTTAATTACCTTTTGATAAAGTGACCGATGTCTGCACTGCCGTGGCAAGAGGTGAATAAGCCAAAGTGCTATTTAATTATTTAATAATTTTGTTTTTCCTTGCTTGTACAAAATGTTATTCACATTGCTTTAGCAGATGCAGCACATCGCTTTTGTTTATATGTTTTCTATATTTTTCGCAGTTGACTGCAAAACGCCGATTATTGCCGGCTTAAGCTTGCCGACAGTCTCGGTATCGGTTTGAGAAAGCTTGGAAAGCAGCTCGACAAGTGTATTGCTTGTATCTTG